GATCTTTCAAAATACTTAAATCCGTCAGGACAGTCTGTTTTCAAGAAGAAAGCATCTGTATCTGTCAGATAGTTATTTACAACATAACCATCAGGTAGCATACCAGTATTCTTAATAGCATTAATGTCGTTGTCAGACGTACCAACTCTTCCAGGAGTTTGTAATAATCTGTCAGCCACAAATACTAATTGTGGTGGAATAATGAGCTTCATACCTTTTAACGCAATGTTAAGACCTTTATCATCCGTAAATGTAGAGATATTAATTAATGCGTCTTCAAGTGAAGTTTCATTAAGATCCGCCATAGTGGTTGCTCTGTTTGCTAAAGTGCCACCGCCGCCTAATGCATGATCAGTTGCTACCAAAGTGCTACCATCACCACCTGTTGTAGAGAACGCATTGTTCAATACAGAAGCAGCTTTGATTTGCTTTGTGTTAGCCATAGATCTAGCTAGTGCTTTAGTGTATCTTGCTCCAAGCCTGTCATACAGGTTATCTTCTACTGCTTCTTCAGTTAGTGCGAATGCCAAAGCCACTGTTTCGTGGGTGTAACGTGAAGTATAACCTTCGTTAGCTGTATCAAATCTGACACCGCTACCTTCAGCTTTTACTTCTGCATTACCAAACCCTACTATTAGAGTTTCTTCTTCAAACGCTCTATCAGAAGTTTCAGTATCGTAAATTTCTGTATGTTGAGCTTCGTATCTTGAGTATTCCATGCCGAACAAGGCGTTTAAACCTGGCTCTAATTCTTTCGCTAATTGCGCTCTATTAATTGCCATTATTTATACTCCTGTTGGGTCGACATAGAAATGCTCATTAAATTTAACAATCACATTCACGTTAGCTGAACCTGTTGCACTGTTATCTGGGTCACTCGAAAAGCCCATGATTCTGAACGTAGCAGTTGTAGCTGCTGTTGTTCCAGATAATTCTACTGCTGACATACCAGTTTTGGTAGATCCGGCAGTGTAAGAAATATCTGCGTTCAAACCGACATCAGTTTGAGCTGGAGAACCTGCACTTTGAATTTCAAATACAGCGTCAGGGTCATCTATTACGAATGCTTTAATATCGGACGATACAGTTCCATTAGGGAAGTGTGAACTAAAAATAGTTTCACCTGAAGAGTTTGTAAAAGTACAACCTCTAAAAATTCCTATGGACTCATCACCAGCAGCAGCAACTAAAATAGTACCTGCGTTGGTCATTTTTACTAAATCGCCAGAAAAAATATTCCCAGAAGCGCCAGAGGCAATTGCGTATTCTGTTGTGCCGCCATTAGCAACACCAGAACCTAATTTACCTACGACTCTTGCTCCGAAAGGGGCATTTTTGTTAGCCATAATAAGTCACCTTATATTTGTTATTTTAAGTTTTAGTGATCAACTTCGCTGACCACCGCCAAAAGTTACTTTGCTTGATCTCTGAGGTTTTAACATCGGAGAACTAGGATCTGATTCCCTCATCAAATCGTTATCCACAGCATCTTGCTGGGTTTGTGCACGCTTAGCATAGTAGGAGTTTCTTTCCTCACGTGTTTCATTAGGAATCTTAGCCAATAGCAAACCACCTCGTGCAACAACTCCTGCATGTTTACCTTGTTGTAGGGTATCAAAACGATCTTGGTCAGAAGTATGTAACTCGTCTGATCTTACTAGGTCGAAACCTTCGCTTAATCTAGAAGTTACGTTCTTACGATCTTCTTGGCCTACAATTTCGGCTCGTATCCACCTGTAAGTATAACCTTCAGGTGCAGGAGGAGTATCCAACGTAGATGGTGGGCTCCATGGTTTGCGAGCTACTTTATCAGCTCGAGTGTCGGCAGAACGCGGGGTTCTGTTTAAATCTTTGTTATCTTTTTCTGTCATAACTATTACCTTTTAACATATTTTGCGTACTCTGTTAAGGGTACGTTTAATCTTTTTGCCATTTGAACTTCTGCTGGCGACAACTTAACTTGTCTTTTTGAGCTAGTATTACCAGCTACTCTGCCTGCTGAAGCCACCTTTTGTTGAGGCTTCGACTTAGCAGAAGACTCTTCAAACTTGTGCGGAAATTCTTGTCGCAATCTTTTATCAACCTCTGAATAATACTCATCAGATCTAGCGTCATAACCTTCTTGAACTAGCTTTTGATCTATAGAGAAAGCAGCAAGAGTCATGATTTCATCTTCACCAAACCATGAGTTATTATCGACCCACTTTTCTTGTTTAGCATCAAGCTTTGGTGGAGCCTGGTATTGTTGAGCTGGTTGTTGAATATTTTGTTGCGGTTGTCCATTCATGTTTACAGGTGTTTCTTGAACCTGTTGTTGAATAGCCATTTTAGAAGTATTTACTTTATTTTCTTCTACAGCTATTTTTGCTAAAACATCTTGAGCTTTAGCGACCTTGTCGTAATCTTGAACCTCATGTGCAGACTTAAGTGCAGACATAGCTTGTTGTTTTTGTGACTTGAGCCTATTTTCAGCTTCCATCAAATAAGATCTATCTAGATTAGAACTTCTAGCTTTTAGTTGTTCGTTTTCAGCAGCTTGTCTTTTTGCATATTCATAAGCAGACTCTTGGCCTCTTTCAGCTTCTCTTAACTTTCTTGTAAGATTGTTAATTCTTTTTTGTACGCTTTTAGAATAATCTTCTAATTCTTCTTCTTGTTTTGCTTCTGGTTCTTCAGAAACATTTTCTATTTTTTCTTCAGCCTCTTTGTCCACAGACTCCATAGGAATTTGTGTTTTAGGCTTTTCATCTTCTAGGGGCTCAAGTTCTACAACTTCACCACCATCTACTATTTCTTCTTCTATTACCTTTGCATTTTCTTCAGACATATTTTCTCCTTATACTGCAAGAATATCATCAGGATCAAGTATGGTAGCTATCACCTCATCATCGTTAATGATTCTACATTCAGATTCATCACCGAGTTTGAAACGAGCACCAGCATATCTGCCTATTAATACCCATTGTTTTTCCTGACACCAAGGATGTACAAACTTGCTTTCATCTTTGTAGCAGTCAGGACCCATTTTAACCACATAGCCAACCACAGTAGCTAAAGACTCTCTATCTACGGTTGATTGTACTAAGTGTATTCCACCTTCTGTTACTGCCTTACCTGCGTAAGGAAGTATTAACATACGCCAACCTGTTGGTTGTGGCATACGATCTAAAAAGGATTTTTCTAATAAGGTAGGGTCTAAAACCCTTGCTGTTCCAGGAACATAGGCAACATTTTCTTCTGTCTCTTGCTCTGGGGTTTCTTGTTTTTTTTCTTGTTCTTTTGCTTTTAAATCTGCCTCAATGGACTTTGCGACATGATCAGGGACTTGTATCTTGCTCATCTTGATGTATTTTTCCTAGCAGTTCTCTAAAAATATTTTCTGCATCGGCTAGAGAACTGTAACGGCCACGCAGATATTCATACTGAGAGAAGTCTTTACATCCAGACAGCATAGCGTCCTTAGTATCTTCTCTTCTAGCTTCAAGTTCTTTTAAAAACTTTTCAGCAAGCCAAACTGACGACATTAATAAATGCCAGAAAACTTGCCACCGAACTCGGCAGCACCCATACCTCTTGCTTTTCCTTTACCCATACCTGGTTGAGCTTTTGTATTAGCTGAAAAAGTACCAGCTTTAGTTTTAGTAGGTGCACTACCTTTATTACTATAGCTGTTTTTATTCTTTAATACTTTGGGTGTTTTCTGTTGACTTATGTCTGTTCTTTTAATCATGTGTTTTATTATGTTGGTTAGATTTTATTTTTGCAAGTATTAATTTTTATTTTGCATATCCATTAATTTAAAACGAGCCTGTTGTTCTAGCCTTGCTCTTGCAGTTTCGTCACGTAAATCTGCTATGTCTTCCATAGATTCTATTCTTTCTTTGTCCACATTAATTCTTCTTTGTGCGTCCATAGCTTTACGTTTTTCTTCTTGTAAGAACTGTTGTTGTTCCATAGATAACTCTTGACCTTTAAGTGCAAGTTCTTGTTTTCTTATGGCTACTAACGGATCTTCATCACTTGGATCTGCAACCTTTTGACTGTACTCAGTAATAAGTTCCGCCATGATTGGTGCTGAGAACTGTGCCAATATATCGCCAGCTTGCTCTGTCATTTGTTGAGCTTCTGCTGGATTTGCTTGCTGAGCTTGTTGTTGTAGCTGTTGGAACTGTTGCATTGCTTCTGGTGGCATTTGCTGTTCAGCTAGACTATCAGCTTTCATTTGTAAATGTTGCATGATATGTGAATGTATTAAAGCTTGTACCTGTGCATTCATTTGAACCGGTGGTGTCTGTAATACAGCCATGTGCGTTGCAATATGTGCGTCATGGTTCTGTTGACCAAAGGCTTGAGCTTGTTGACCTAGTAATAACTTATTATTTTCAAAACCTGCTTCAAGAGGACTAGGATTTGTTGGTGGCGGAGGTGTTAGTATTTTCTCTATATTATCTACACCTATAGCTGAGTACATTCTTTTGTATGCTTCATACGTGCCAGTAGGTCCATGGACTTCTGGATTAGATTGAACTAATGCCATCATTTCTTGTGCCATAGCTATTCTTTGGGATTGACTAAATATATCCGGATTACTAATCGGAAATATATCAATTCTTTCATCAAAGTCTTGCAATTTAATTTGTGCATTACCACCTGCAATAGCGTAAGGATATTCAGGAGGTAAGTATTCTTTAAATACTTGAGCTAACAACTTAAATTCTTTTTTCTGTGAGTTATGTAATCTTTTATGTATAGCTGATAGAACTTTAGTCGATCTTTCTAGTAGTGCAAGTGTAGTTCCTACAGGTGCATTAGGATTACCTTTACCTGTATTAATTTCAGCAATAGATGCAAACTTTTTACCACCGTCTACAAGAATACCTAATAAATTTAACAATGTTCCACTAGGTTCTTTAAATGGTAATGGTTGGATAGATTCTCTTAGTGATCCACCAGGAGCATCCACATCTCTAAACTCACCTGGTTGAATTGGAGTATCTTCATCTCTTATTCTTATACCACGAGTTTTAAAACCAGCAGGTAAGTTAGCTAAAGTACCAGCATCAATAAGCTGTCTTAGTATTGAAGTAGAAGCTTTAGATAAACCACCAATCATGTGTGTTAAACCAAAGCCATAAAAACCTAGTCCAGGAAGAAACTTAAAGTGGACAAAGTATTGTATTTTGTTTTTTAAAGGATCTTCTTCATTAAAGTTTCTACGAATAGATAATATTTCTGTAGAGTTAGCATCAATGGTTACTATGTAAGGGAGTTTAACCCCTGTAGGCTCACCTGACTCATCCATGTCTTCAAAGCCATCTAACTCTAAATTACAATGAACTTCATAAAGAACTGATACCTCACCATCATCGTATGATGGCTCCATCCCAGATAACTTGTCTATCTCTTCTTTTACATCAGATGAAATGGTAGCATCATCTCCGTAATCTATATCTACCTTACGGTAAAACCCAAGAGCTTGAAGTTTTCTTACTTCGTTTTCTGGCATCTTGACTACATTG